AAAGGTACGCTATTGACCCTTATTTAACGTTTCCCAACGCATTTTTAACATTTGCAAACATTTTGTGGCACGGTTTTTGCTGGGTCGCCACTTTACCGTTTTTTAACATTTCGCCACAGACTTTGGCACGGTTTTTGCTATGGCACAGATTTAACAAACGATAACAGACTTTGGCACGGTTTTTGTTATGCGTGTGCGCCCGTGAAATTGTTTCACGTGGAACACTGCCACACCGATGCACGAAATAAAATGTTTCACGTGGAACACAACACCAAGAGTTAAGAAAAGTTAAAACGAAAATAATTTGTGCGCTTATGCTTGTATGTTAGAAAAATGTTGTATCTTTGCAGTGTTCAATTAAACATTTTGAAATTATGAAAGAGTTTATACAACATTTCAGAGAGCAACCGAAAGAAGCTATTAAAGAAGTTGCAATGTGTTTAGCTATTTTCGCCGTATGTGGGGCGATGTTGTTTTTATCTGCAATCTTGCAGGGTTGCACCGTTTCAAAGGGCACAACGGTACGGGGCAAAGCAACTATAATAACAACAGATACAACGGTAGTCAAACACAACGGCACGTTGAAATTTAAGAAGTCTATGTTTAACAATTAAAAGTTTACTACAATGGAAGAAAAAAGAAATGCGTTTGACGAGTTTAGTTTTGCCGCTTTGTCGGCTTTGGGTAGCCTTATGGCGTGTAACGAAGTATGCCGCAACCAACGTGCGGTTATGAAAATAAACCGCTTTCGTGCGTGGCTTATGGACTTGAAGCCGCAAGACAACCCCGAACCAAAATTGCCGTTTGACGGCGAACCGCAAGGACAGACAGCCGAATAACAACTAACAATAAGTTTAACAATTAAAAGAATTACTACAATGAAAAGTTTTGCAAGTAAATTTAACAAGACCACGTTTGGCATTGACACAACCGATTTTCAGTACACCAAGTTAGCCGATATTTTCAATTCTGAAAACGAGGGCGGCAAAGATGTGATACACAAAATCAATGGGCTTTATGTCCACAAGTCGCAATTAGGCGACAGCCCCGTAATTATTGATGAGGAAAACAAACGTCTGGTGAACCTACCAAGCCACACCGCCGAAACGGTGCGTGAAATACTTGCCGATGATGAGGCGGTACAAACTATCAAAGACGGCAAAGTCGGGTACACGATTTACGAGTACGAGAGCCACGGCAAGAAGTGTTATTCTATTTCGTTTGTGGACTTGTAAGAGTTTGGAAAGTTATGTTTAACTTTGTAGGGGTTGCAGTGTTTGTAACCCCTATTTAATATAATACCGTTATGGCAAAGTTAGGTTTTAAGATTAAGTTTACAAAGTCTGTATTTGGAGCGACCCAACGGGCGAAAATCAAAAAAGAGATATTGCAGGCAGTTGAAAGCAGCCCCGAATATCGAAAAGAGATTGCAAGGGTTTTTCAAATGGCGAACCGCCGAATACAGAATATAGAGCAAAGCGGACAACTTTCGCCAGCCGTGCAAGCGTTAAACAAAGGCGATGTAAAAGGGTTTACCAAGTTTTCAATGAAAGGCGATTGGAACACCCTAAAAATTGAGTACGGCAAGGCGATTTCGTTTTTACGCCAGCCAACCAGTACGGCGCAAGGTGCAAGGCAGTACGGGCAACACCTGCAACGTATGTATGACTTAACGCCCGATGAGTACAACCTTATGGCAAGGAACTTGCAAGGCAAGTTAAACAGCGTTTCAGACAGCGACTTTGTAGAGCGTTATTTGATGCGGTACAAAGATTTCACGGGCGAAATGGAGCAAAGCGCAAGCGATATAAGCACCCAAATTGAGAGTGAAGCGCAAAGCATATCACGGGCGATTGATGCGGAAATAGAGCGGCAAGCAAATGAGGCAGCAGACCAAATGAACGATATGCAAAACGATATAGAGCGCATTTTGCGCAACTTTGGCAAGTTTGGCTTATGAAAAAAATACCTTTTGAGTTACAAGAAAGAATAAACAGCCCGACCGAAATAAACGAAATACTGAAAGCCGCCGTAAACGAAAAAAACATTATCGGAAACAGCAAGGGCGAAAGGTTTTACAACGTGCCGTGCGCCTTTGATATTGAAACAACAAGTTTTTACCGTGATACGGACGGACGGGCGTACACATACGAGCAAATGCAGCGTATGCAGGACGGGAACGGGCGCAAGGCGAAATTAGAGAAAGCCGCAATAATGTACGTTTGGCAGTTTGGAATAAACGGTTACACGATAATGGGGCGCACGTGGGGCGAGTTTGTCACGATGATGCAGACCGTAAGCGAGGTTTTGCAACTGAATGACAAATTACGCCTTATTGTGTATGTGCATAACCTTTCATACGAATTTCAGTTTTTGCGCAAGTGGTTTGAGTGGCAACGGGTTTTCAGTATTGATTTGCGCAAACCGATTTATGCGATAACAACGGGCAACATTGAGTTTAGATGCAGTTACTTGCTTTCGGGTTATTCGCTTGCAAAGTTGGGCGAGCAACTTATGAAATACAAGTGTGCAAAAGCCGTGGGCGATTTGGACTACCAGCAAATAAGGCACAGCGAAACGCCGCTTACTGATGCGGAAATACATTATTGCATAAACGATATTAAAGTAGTGATGTGCTACATACAAGAACGTATCGAGGAAAGCAAGGGGATAACGCACATACCGATAACAAAGACGGGGTTTGTGCGCAAGTATTGCCGTGCGCATTGTTTGCGTGAAAAAAGCGATGCAGGCAAGACCGTGCCTAATTGGGATTATGTAAACTTGATGCAGGAACTACAAATTACGGGTATGAATGAATTTAATATGTTACAACGTGCGTTTGCAGGCGGTTTTACACACGCCAACGCCGAATATACAGACGAAATAATGTACAACGTGGATAGTTACGACTTTACAAGCAGTTACCCGTATGTAATGATAGCGGAAAAATACCCGATGTCGCAAGGCGTTGCAATCACGGTTAAGAGTATGGCGCAATTTGAGTTTTTAATATCAAAGTATTGTTGCGTGTTCGATATTGAGTTTACCAACATATTTGCCAGCGAAACGCAAGACAACCCGATAAGCGCAAGCAAATGTTTTGTGAAAGAAAACCCGTGCGAAAATAACGGGCGTATTGTGGCGGCTTCAAAAATAGCACTGACAATTACGGACGTGGATTTTAATATAATCAAAAACTTTTACACGTGGGAAAGTATGCGAGTGGGTGAAATGTATTGTTACAAGAAAGAGTATTTGCCGACCCCGTTTGTAAAATCTATCCTGCATTTGTACGAAAGCAAGACGAAATTAAAAGGCGTTGAGGGCAAAGAAGTGGAATATCTAAACAGCAAGGAAATGTTAAACAGTTGTTACGGTATGAGTGTAACCAACCCTTTGCGTGATGAGTTTACATATAACGGCGAATGGGATATTAACTCAATGACAGCCGAACAAAAACAAGAACTATTATACAAGTACAATACCAGCAAAAACCGTTTCTTGTTTTACCCGTGGGGCATTTTCGTAACCGCATACGCACGGCGCAACCTTTTCACGGGCATACACGAAGCAAAAGACGATTACATATACAGCGACACCGACAGCATTAAAATAATGAACGGCAAGGCGCACGAAGCATATTTCAAGACTTATAATATGCAGGTGCAAATGAAATTACGGGCGGCGTGTAAGTTTCACGGTTTGCCTTTTTCGCTTTGCGAACCTCAAACGATAAAAGGCATAACCAAGACTTTGGGCGTGTGGGATTTTGAAGGTACATATACACGGTTTAAGACGCTGGGAGCTAAACGCTATATGGTGCAAGAACCGAACGCACTAAAAGCAGGCGGACGGGCATACGATTTTAGTTTAACCGTGTCGGGCGTAAACAAAAAGGCGGCGATACCCTATCTTATTGAAAAGTACGGCGAAAACGGTATCTTTGATGCGTTCACTAATTATCTGGATATTCCGCCGCAAGCAACGGGAAAGAATATACACACATACATAGACTACGAGATACAAGGCGAGATAACCGACTACAAAGGCAGCACGGCGCATTACAACGAACGCACGGGCGTACATTTAGAGCCAACGGGGTACAGCCTTTCCCTTTCGGTTATGTATATAAATTATTTGCGAGGTATTAAATTTAAGGACTAAAATAATAAGAGTATGACAACAAGAAAGACAAAGACAGACAAGCCGAAATTTTACGACTTGAAAGCGATTTTAAGCAAGAACGCCGACTATAATGTTATATTTGGCGAACGGTCAAACGGCAAGACTTATGCCGCCTTAAAATATGGTTTGGAAAACTATATCAAGACAGGCAAGCAAATGGCATATATACGCCGTTGGCGTGAGGACTTACGGGGCAAACGTGCCGAAAGTCTGTTTGCAAACCACGTGGCAAACGGGCTTATTGAGGAACTGACAGAGGGCAAATTTAACGAAGTGTTCTATATGTCGAACAAATGGTTTTTGTCGTACTACGATGCAGAGAAAAACAAGCGTACACCCGACCCGACCCCGTTTTGTTACGGCTTTTGCCTTTCAGAGCAGGAACACGAAAAGAGCAGCAGTTACCCGAATGTTACTACAATCGTGTTTGACGAGTTTCTGACACGGCGGTATTATTTGCCCGATGAGTTTATGTTGTTTATGAACCTTTTGAGTACGATAATACGCCAGCGCAACGATGTTAAGGTTTTTATGCTGGGGAACACGGTAAACAAGTTTTGCCCGTACTTTACGGAAATGGGTTTGAAGCAAGTGCCGTTTATGGAGCAGGGAACGATAGATATATACCGCTTTGGCGAACACGGCGCAATAGTGGCGGTTGAGTATTGCAGCACGATAGTACAACACAAAGCCAGCAACAAGTATTTTTGTTTCGATAACCAAAACTTGCAGATGATTACGGGCGGTAAGTGGGAACTTGCAGTATATCCGCATTTGCCTTGCAAGTACAAGCCGCAAGATGTGTTGTTTGTGTACTATATCAAGTTTAACGATGTAGTTTTGCAAGGTAACATTATCCAAGTAGGCAACGAATGTTTTACGTACATACACGCAAAGACAACCCCGATAAAAGACGAGGAAAACAGCCTTATTTATTCGCTGGAAATGAACGGCAAACCGAACTACAAACGCAAGTTGTTAAGTACGGCAAGTTATGTTGAACAACAAGTTGCACGGTTTTTCGCAATAGACAAAGTTTTCTATCAAGATAACGAGATAGGCGAAATAGTACGCAATTATTTAATTACAAGCGCAAAGACAAACATTGTTTCGCTTAAATGAAAATAACGGCGGTTTGGTGCAAATTTCGTGCCAAACCGACCGTTTTACGAAATAAATGCCTATCTTTGCAAGTAGTAACTAAATTTATAACGATATGGACGCAAATACTATTATTCAAATCATTTCAAGTTTAGGTTTTCCTATTGTGATGTGTGGGGCATTGTTTTGGTATATGGTGAAACAAAGGCAGGCGCACCAAGAAGAAACGGAACACCTAAAAGACACTATCGCCGAAAATACGAAAGTGTTAGCCGAACTTACAACGCTTATTAAAGTTTTGACAGATGAAAAGGAAAGATAACATTTACAAGATGTACCAAGCGCAAGTAAGGGACAAAGACACCGCCGTAACCGAATTTATGGCGAACACGTTGGCGAAAACTCAAAGTATGTTTGAGTATGAGGGTTTGCCCGACAGCATACCGCAAAAGGAATTGGAACGGCTTTTGCAGACCACGGGCAACGCCTTTGTTACCAGCGTGGACGGGGTTTTGTATGCGCTTTCGGGCGGCAAAGGCGGAGAACCCGATGTTTACGGACAGGCAACGCTTTACACCGTGGCGAACCCTGCATTAAAGTTAAACAAAACCTACGATATTCAGAAAGACGGGGTTTTGATTGAGAATGACAGCAACGGCGAAAGCCTTTTGCCGCTTATTGGGCGGTATGCCGTCTTACATACTGACGGGCTTATTTCGTTGAACACGGCAAGCATTTTGACCCGTATTACAATGCTTATAAGTGCCAGCGATGACAAGACAAAACAGAGTGCCGAGGAATTTTTGCGCAAGATACAAGACGGCGAATTTTCAATTATCGGGGAAAACGCATTTTTCAAGGGCGTAAATATGCAGACAGCCCCGACCACAAACAGCGTGTATATTACACAACTTATTGAACTGATACAATACTACAAAGCGAGTATGTACAACGAATTGGGGTTAAACGCAAATTATAATATGAAGCGTGAAAGGCTCAATTTGGGCGAGGTATCAATGAATGTAGATGTACTTTTGCCGTATGTGGATAATATGCTAAAAGAAAGACAAAATGCAGTTGAGAAAATTAACGAAATGTTCGACACCGAAATTTCGGTTAAACTTGCTTCAAGTTGGGGTTTGGAAAGAGATAATTACAACGCTTTGGCGGCTGATTTGGAAACGGCAAAGGAAAACCCCGACCCGACAGACGAACCCGAACCGACAGAGTAAACAACCGAAACAGACGGAAACGGAACGGAAACAGACGGGAACGATACCGAAACAGAGGAAACAGAAGAAACGAAAGAAACGGAAACGGAAACGGACGGTAACGATACCGAAACAGAGGAAACAGAGGAAACAGAAGAAAACGAAGAAAACAAAGACGATAAGCAATGAAATACAGCGAACTATTTACAAAGGGTAACGGGATATTCAGGGCGGTTTTCAAGACCGAATATCCGACAGAGTACGCCGCAATTTTCGGCGATACAGCACCCGAAAAGTTAGACGCTTACGCCTTATTGCAGTTTGGCGGCAAGACCGTTGTAAGCAGCATAACCAGCGACAACGCAAGCGATGTTGTTTCGGCGGTGATTGCGGTAAACGTGCAAGGCTGGGAACGTGAAGCGGCGGCGATGTTAGCCGATTACGATGTACTGACACCCGTAACGGGAAGCGTTGAACGGACGGAAACCGTAACTTTGCAGGAAAGCACCGACAACACCGAAACGGGCGCAAACAAGGCGTTCAACGACACCGATTTTTCAGACAGCGACCGAAAGACCGCAAACGATGAGAGAAACCGCACAGAGGAACGCCAAACGACCGAAACCAGCAAAGGAACGGGCGCAAGCAAATCAATTTCGACCGAAATTGCAAAAGAATTGCAGTTAAGGCGTGATAATTGGAGAAAAAACATTATCTTTGCACTTGTAAGCGAGATAACAACGAGTATTTACGAATAACTAATTTTTAATTTTTAGCAATATGAAAGTAAAACAGATTTACGAGATTATTAACAAAGTATCGGGTGAAGTGTTGGGCAAAACCGACATTGTGCAGGAAGATTTAACGGGCGTTGTGGATTTAGGCACAGAAGTGTTTAACCAAGGCGCAGTAGATAACTACGTGAAGTCACTTGTAAACCATATCGGCAAGGTGATTTTCGTGAACCGACCTTATGCGGGCAAAGTGCCGTCCGTACTTATGGATGCGTGGGAGTTTGGCAGCGTGCTGGAGAAAATTTCGGCAGACGTGCCAGCGGCAGAAGAAAATGACACGTGGGACTTGACGGACGGGCAAACCTATTCGCAGGATGTTTTCCACAAACCGACCGTTACCGCAAAGTTTTTCAACTCAAAGGTTACGTTTGAAGTGCCCGTATCAATCACCGAAAGGCAGGTTAAGGAAAGTTTCAGCAACGCCGCACAACTTAACGGCTTTATTTCGATGATTTATGCAGCCGTTGAAAAGTCAATGACTATCAAGGCAGACGCTTTGATTATGCGCACAATTAACAATATGATTGCGGAAACGGTTTTGGCTGATGCGGTTGCGTTTGGCGGTACGGCAGGCAACTTAACCAGTGCCGACCTTTCCAGCGCAAGCACGGCACGTTGTGTAAACCTTTTGAAGTTGTACAATGACAAGTATTTCCCTGCAACACCAGCGCAAGGCGATGGCGAACCGACCCCGAACCCTAACGCACTGACAGCGGCAAAGGCGATAACCGACCCCGATTTCATACGCTTTGCGTCTTACGTTATGGGTACGTATGCCGACCGCCTGCAAAGCATTTCCACCGTGTTCAATGTTGGCGGCAAAGAGCGTTTCACGCCGAAAGATATGTTACACGTTGTACTTTTGTCCGACTTTGCAAAGGCAGCGCAAACCTATCTTTATTCCGACACGTTTAACCGTGGCGATGTGCTTTTGCCGCAAGCCGAAACCGTACCTTTTTGGCAGGGCAGCGGAAAGAACTACGATTTCGCCAACACGGGGCACATTAATGTTAAGGAAAGCGGCGGCAAAGCCGTTGAAATTTCGGGCGTGTTGGGCGTAATGTTCGACCGTGATGCGTTGGGCGTTTGCAATCTTGACAGACGGGTAACAACCAACTACAATGCGAAAGCCGAGTTTTTCAACAACTATTACAAGTTTGATGCAGGGTATTTCAACGATACAAACGAAAACTTTGTAGTATTCTTTATTGAGTAACTCAATAGGTATTAGATTGTTTAACTTTGGGCGGTGTGGGTGCAGGTGAAAGCGCACCGCACCGCCTTTTTTTCTTTGCAGATATGACAACGATAAACTTTTATTCATACAACGGACACCCGAACACGGTAAACAAGCAGTTGGGCGAATTTACGGCGATTGAGGGCGATTTGCGGCAAACTTTCGATGTGTTGCGCCCGACCGTAACACTACGAAAGAAACCCCGACCGACTTTCAATTATTGTTATATTCCCGATTTGGGGCGTTATTATTTCGTGGATAGGGTGAGTTTTGAGGGAAACAACGCCTACGAACTTGCATTGCGTATTGACGTGCTTAAAACCTACGAAAGCGAAATTTTGGCGGCAACGGGACGTGTAACTGAAAGAGACAACCCCGACCCGTATATTTCAAACCGTGATACGGTTTACAGGCGCACCCCGAATTTTGAGAAAGTGCCGTTTTCTGAAACGGGCTTACTCAATGAAACGGGCGGCATTATTATGGTAACATTAAAAGGAACTGAAAATTAAAAGGATATGGCAGTAACGAATAAAGTACCTAACAGCACGGATAACAGCGCGTGGCAGGGTGATGTCCCTTTTGGTGGCGATTATTGGCATTTGGAACTAAACGCCGAAAAGGGCTACAAGTTTGACGGCGATATTACAGCCGCTTACACGGACACCAGCGGACAACCGCAAACGCTTGTTTTGACACCCCGAAACGCCTATAATTTGCAAGTGTGGGCGGATGTGTATGACACGGACGCAAACACGGCTTTCGAGATTACGGGCAACACTCGTTTAGATAATGAGTTAGACGTGACAAACGAAATACCCAACACAACCGCAACGGGCGAAAAGTTGGGAACGTCGCAAGCACGGATAACGGTAAACGCAAATGAGGGCTTTATAATAACAGCGGCGCAAGTGGAATTTACGGGCAGTTACGGTTTCCCTACAAGCGAGGATATGACGATAACAGAGGACAGGAAAAGTGCAACGTGGGAAAGCGATGCAATCAATGTTGATGACAGCGTAACGCTTACGGGCGAAACAGCCAGCGAGGGAACACCCGAACTTAATGTTACGAACAACATAACGGGCAGCGGCGTAACCGAACAACATACGTTTGACGGGGAAACGGCAACTTTCACCGTTACGGGGCAATACACCCCGAAAACAGTGCGTTTCTTTGACCTCAAAGCGAGTTACACGAACAAGGCAGGAACAGCGACCGAAACGCCGTTTGTGGTGCAGGATTTGGAATACAGCCAACAAGCAACGCTAACCGTTACCGACATAGACCCGACAAAGCCCGTAACGCTTACGGGCAGTTACGATGATGTTTTAGAAATTTCTACAGACCTGTCAAATTGCACCGCTAACGATGACTTGCAGCAATATGTGAAAGACGGGGAAACGGTAAATGTTACATTAACGGCAAACGATGGTACAGAATTTGACACCGAACAAAGTACACCGCAATTCTACTACAAGAACGCAAGCGGCTTCACTCAAACGAAAGACCTTACGATTTCAAGCGATAAAAAGAAGGCGACGGGAAGCATACAAATAAACACTAATTGGAGCGATTTTGCAGTTATCGGCAGTGCGTACCCCGTTGCCGTTGTGGGCGAGCAGTACGGCGCAATAAACGTATATTTGGTAACGCTTGATGAGTTGGCAGAGTTTAGCGGCAAACGGTTTTTCAAGGAAACGGGAACAGACCCTGGCACGGGCGCACCCATATACGAAAATGTGGATTTGGGCGCATACGTGAACAAAATACGCCGTGTTTACACCAACATAGGCGCAAGCAGCACCGATGTAATACGATGCGGCAACTACAATACGGGCGTATCTTGCCACCAGCCAGCGCAAGACAAAATAACACTTGATTTCGGCACGGCGGTAGTACCAGCGCACAATGAGGACAACACCGACTACGAAAGCGAAATACAAATCTTTTTGCCGTTTGCAGGGTTTGTAAACCTCAATACAGATTATGCAGGCAAAACGATAGCTTTGCAGTACGTTATAAACGTGGTAACGGGCAACGGGGTTGTGCTTTTGTCCTGCAATGGCGTTGTATTTCAAGTTGAGGAAACAGAGCCAAGCAGCGAAATAATATATCTATCACCAAGCACCCAAGTTAAAACCGTGGGCGGCGATGATTGGAACGAAATGTTATATTACGGTTTAGAACCTTACATTTACTGCAAGTGGTACGAGAGCGCAAGCAACGGGAGAAACAATGACAGACAAACGGGCATTTTAGGAGATTTCAGAGGGTTTAACGTGTTCGATGATGTTACACCCATACACACCGCCGAAATGCTGACAGAGGAACAAGAAATGATATACACGGCTTTATCTGACGGCGTTTATATTGAGTAACTGCAAGGCATGACAAAAAGAAAGGCGGCAACTGATTGTTACCGCCTTTTCTTTGTGCCTTACTTGCTAATAATATCACAACCCGTTTTTTTTGTCGTATGTGCTTACGGGATAACACGAACAAAAGAGTTTGAAACGATTTAGCAGCCTTTCAGTTAGTATAAAGTCGTATGCTTGATTTTTGCAAGACTTTTCTAACTCAAATTCGCCGTTTAACTTTTCAACGATTGCGGCGTTATCACGATTGAAATATATTTGATTTTCCAACACGCTAACAACCGTTTCCAATGTTTCGGCAATGCTTTGTAAGTTGGTACGAATTTCGGGCGCATTTGCCGCCAAAAACTCAACGTGTTTTTTGCTTGTAAGCAAAGTTTCTTGTAACTGATTTAATACTTTCGCATTTAATGTAAATCTTTCGTTTGTCATAACTAAATGTATTTAATTGTTTAACTTGTTGCAAAGGTAAGCATTTGTTTTGAACTTGCAAGCGGTTAGCGTGTTATTTTGTGTTAAATTATTCTTTTAACTTTGTTTAACAGTGTTCCACGTGAAACATTTTATTTCGTGCATCGGTGTGGCAGTGTTCCACGTGAAACAATTTCACGGGCGCACACGCATAACAAAAACCGTGCCAAAGTCTGTTATCGTTTGTTAAATCTGTGCCATAGCAAAAACCGTGCCAAAGTCTGTGGCGAAATGTTAAAAAACGGTAAAGTGGCGACCCAGCAAAAACCGTGCCACAAAATGTTTGCAAATGTTAAAAATGCGTTGGGAAACGTTAAATAAGGGTCAATAGCGTACCTTT